ATCTTGGGTGGTGCTCTTCTATCTGCTATTCATGGAGTTACAGTTGAGAACACGCTTTATCAAGACGGCGAACAAGCAAATACGTTCAAAGCTTTTGACTCTACGCAAGAGGAAGAGACGTATTCTATGGTTACCGCCAATCGTTTCTGGTCGCAGATTTTTGGCATCGCTTTTTCAAACAAACGTTGGCTTCATTTCTTTATGTTGTTTGTTCCTGTCATGGGCCTTTGGGTCTCTAGCATTGGGATTATTGGTCTGGCTCTTAACCTGCGCGCTTATGATTTCGTAAGTCAGGAGATTAGAGCTGCAGAAGATCCTGAGTTTGAAACGTTCTATACAAAGAACATTCTGTTGAATGAAGGTTTACGTGCTTGGTTAGCACCTGCTGATCAACCACATGAAAACTTTGTGTTCCCTGAGGAAGTTCTTCCTAGAGGTAACGCCTTGTGATTCCATTACTCTTCTTTGGATGTCTATTTGCTATTGGTGGTGGTGCATTCGCCCTAATGTGGGCGAACATCAAATCAATTAGTGAGATGAATACTCCCATCAAAACAACCAGACATCCAGAAGCACCTGATCCAGGTGAAGAGGTAATGTATGTAGATTTGTCTAGACAAAAATTAGAAAATTTATATAAACAGGACTAAATAAAACTGAATATCGTCGTCGCAACACAAGAGTCTCCTGGCCAAATCCAGGAAGACTCTTTTTTTATAGATACTGTAGTTGCGTAAACTATCATGAAGTTTATCTTCGCACTCATTGCATCAGTATTTTTTGTCGCTCCTGTGTGGGCAGTGGATATTACTATGGGTTCTGGTGGTAACTTGATTTTTGATCCATCTGATGTTACGATTGACGCGGGTGAAACCATACATTTTGTCAATGGTATGCTTCCTCCTCACAACATTATCGTTGAGGGTCGCGCTGATCTATCACGCGAGGCTCTTATGTTTAATCCAGGGGAGTCACAAGATATTAAATTTGCAGACCCAGGGGACTATGATTTCTTCTGTGGTCCTCACCAAGGTGCCGGTATGGTCGGCACAATTCACGTAAACTGATAAAGTAAAACAGAGGACAATGGCAACTTATAACGTAACTCTCCTTTCCTCCGATGGAACTGAGACGGTTATCCCATGCGAATCGGATACTTATATCCTTGACGCAGCAGACGAAGCAGAACTCGATCTTCCATACTCCTGTCGTGCTGGTGCATGTTCTACATGTGCTGGTAAAGTATTGGAAGGCACTGTAAACCAGGAAGACCAATCATTCCTGGACGATGATCAAGTCGAAGAGGGGTTTGCACTTTTATGTGTATCATATCCCACTAGCGATTGCGTTATTCAAGCAGAAGCAGAAGAACACCTTTACTGATGAAGTACACACACAACTACATGAAAATCTTTCTTGATACAGCAGACACCGAACTTATTCATAAGTATTATCGGACTGGTCTGATTGATGGTATTACTACCAATCCCACTCTCATTATGAAGAGTGGGAGAAACCCAGAAGATGTCTATCAGGAAATCAAAGACATCGGCATCAAAGACATCAGTATGGAAGTCGTTGGTGATGAGGGTCAGATGTATCGTGAGGGCAAACGTCTTCACGAAAAATTTGGTGATGTCTGCACAGTCAAAGTGCCATGCACCAGAGAAGGCCTGGCGGTCTGCAAATCACTATCTGATCAGAATATTAGGGTCAATGTCACTTTGATCTTCTCCGCCCCTCAGGCGGTTCTGGCTGCGAAGGCAGGTGCAACATATGTTTCACCTTTTGTAGGTCGTCTAGATGATCAACAGGTTGCAGGACTTGAGGTTGTGAGAGCAATCTCCGACCTGTATCGTATTCACGGTGTGAGAACTCAAGTTCTTTCTGCATCCATCCGTAGTGTTCAACGTGCTGTTAGGTCCTGGTATAATGGTGCTCAGATCTGTACGATGCCTCCTAAAGTATTTGATCAGATGTATGATCACATGCTGACTGATAAGGGCATTGAGATTTTCAATAGTGATTGGGAGTCTGTAAATGGCTCATCGATTTGAACAAATTCAACCTCCACATTGTTATACTAAGGAGGAGGTTGATAGATTGATTAAAAATGCAATTGATGATGCAATGCGGAAACACAACCGCAATGCATCTTTGATTAGCATGACTCTTGGAATTTTATTTCTTGCTGCGTTCACTGATGGGTTCCTCAGAGCCATTGGAATTATCCCACCGTTTATGAACATCGACATCAATCTTATGAATCAAGTCATCGATGCAGTCACCGACAAAGTTACAAACAGATTATGAGTTACAATCTAATTAAACCGAGTGATCCTCAGTATTTCACTCAAACATCTGACGATCCATATGATCGCCACAAATATAAAGTCATCTCAAAATCTGGAGATGAACTCACCACCGATGATTGGGAATCAGCTCAATCCATATGGTGGAACAGCAAAACTTTTCTATCACACATTGAAGTAATATGAGTTGTCCATACTGTGGGAGAGACGATACTCCCTGTTCGGAAATCAATAGTCTCGCTCGCGCATGGGCAAGACAAGCTTGTAAATACAAGTATGAAAAATCAAAGGGGGAAGAATGAAATTCACTGTGTATTCAAAGGATGGATGCCCATATTGCAATAAGATCGTTCAGGTTCTACAACTTGCTGAACAGAAATATGTGGTCAACAGACTGGGGGTTGACTTTACCGGTGATGAGTTTTATTCTTTGTTTGGTCATGATCGTTCATTCCCTCAAATTGTTGTCGATGATAAATCAATTGGAGGGTGTATGGACACCGTATCGTTTCTCCAGGAGAAAAACCTAATCTGATGGACAACCTAGATGCAGTTGTAGAATCCGCTATTGATTACGTTTTCACAAAGAGAAAGTATGTTTTTGATTTTGATCACTATCTCCGATCTGCAAAGATCACTGGACCTGAGATCAAACAGTTCATAGAAAGTTCGACAGCTGCAAGTCTGTCATTAATGATTGATGATTTGGATTTGTACTTAGAAGGTGGGAATGATAACCTTCACAAACAACTTCGTGAAGCTTATGGTTTCATCCCCAAACCAGAGGCAAGAAAAATTAGAAATTATTTGTATAAAATTCTTGAAGATGCCTGGAATTATGAAAAGACCCGCAGACGGGGAAGACGACCCAAAGCTAAGAATAAATAAAGGTGTTGAACTAATGTTAAGGAAGGAGGATCCCCCAACACCACAAGAGACCAAACTCAATCTGGGAGAAATAAAAATGTTAGCACTCACCTTAACTTTGAGCACACTCATGTCAGTGCTTTTCCTTGCTGTTGGTGGTATAATTGGCTGGTTGTACAAAGATCACATCCAGAAAACCACTCCCCTCCCATTGCATCCTGAGATGTTTGATGAACAGGGCAATGTAATTCCAGATGAGATCATCACTTTCCGTGTTGAAAATTCCAACTTTCTTTATTCTGATTTAGATGAGGACTACGAAGAAGATTAATTATGCCCATGACTGAAACACATCCCGAACTTGGTGAATCAAGACTCCCAAGTAATCCTCTGTTGAGTGAAGTCCTTGCAAAGGTTTCCAAACAGAGAACTAAAGCCAAAAAAATTCAAGTTCTGAAAGAGAATGAGTCCTTGCATCTCAAGGCTATTCTGATTTGGAACTTTGATGACACTGTTGTATCTGTTCTGCCTGAAGGCGAAGTTCCTTACGATAAGAATGAGGCACCTGCAGGCACTGAACACACCTACCTTGCACATGAGTGGAAAGTTCTTTACAACTTTGTGAAAGGTGGTAATGACTCCCTTCGTGCAGTCAAGAGAGAACAACTGTTCCTTCAACTTCTTGAAGGACTTCATCCAGATGAGGCTGATATTGTTTGTTTAGTGAAAGACAAGAACCTGACGGAAAAATATAAAGTTACACGACCACTTGTAGAAGAAGCATTCCCAGATATCGAATGGGGTAACCGAGGAGGTTGAACATGACTCAAAAAGTCCAAACAACAGAAGAAGTAATGCAGGAACATTATTGGACTCCTTCAGATAAGAAGGATCATAAAACAATTTACTCCACAGAACTTCTTGTTGAAAATTGCAATGAAACTGATGCCACTAATTCTTCATATCCAACCGACGCATATTTGATTACCTATCGTAGTCCTGACGGAGGTATTCGAAGAGACTTGGTGAGAACGGCAAAACGTTCTAGGTTGTTTGATATGTACTATGACAAGTTTGGATCAAACTCCGTAGTCTCCATTGACTTTGGTCCTGGAAATATCAATCCCAAACTGTGGAACTTACCAAAACCTGAACCTAAGAAGAAGAGGGAACGATGAGTATTGGTTTTGGTTTTGATGGTGATGAAAAAAAGAAAAGTATTCGCCTCAATATGGAAGAGGTGAACAAACTCACCAAAAAATACAAGAAACTCAAGAAGTATATGAAAACAAACTTCTATGAGATTCAAAATATTAACGGTACTGAAAAAATTATTTCTGAACTTTTGAATAATTATGGAGACATCGATGGACAAGGAGAAGTTGAAACTGATCGTTCGTAACTTAGAATCTCTGGTAGAATGTTTGAAGTCTGAAGTTTACTCCAACGTATCTTCATACAAATACGAAGAGATCGCACCACACATTACCGATTACGACGAAATTTTTGAGGACGATGATGGCTACCCCGACTGATGTAAAACTTGTGAGTGTCACTCCTGACGCAGAACAAACCATGGCATATATTGCCAGAGTTTCCAATCCTAGTAACCAGGAAAATGATAAGTACGCAGGTCTATTACGTTATTGTATTAAGCATAATCATTGGTCTGTCTTTGAGCAGTCTACAATGACCTTGGAGATCTCTACGACTAGGGCAATCGCGGCTCAAATTTTGCGTCATAGAAGTTTTACATATCAAGAATTCTCTCAACGGTATGCAGATTCATCTCTGCTTGGTGATAAGATTCCTTTGCCTGAACTTCGTAGACAGGATACAAAGAATCGTCAGAACTCGATTGATGATCTTGATCCTTTCGTTGTTCAGAAATTAGAGATGCAAATGCAGACTCTGTTTGACTCTTCTATGGCACTGTATCAACAAATGCTTGAGAGGGGTGTGGCAAAGGAGTGTGCAAGAAATGTGCTTCCACTCTGTACGCCCACCAAAATCTATATGACAGGTTCATGTAGGTCATGGATCCATTACATCACTCTGAGGACTGCCAATGGTACTCAGAAGGAACACATGCAGGTCGCAGAGAATGCTAAGAAAGTATTCATCGAACAGTTTCCTACTGTCTCAGAAGCCCTTGAGTGGGTCTAAATAAAACTACGTAAGATCCAAAACATGGCAACATATCCTGTAATTAACAAAGAAACTGGTGAACAGAAAGAAGTGAAGATGAGTATCACAGAGTGGTCTCAATGGTGTGAAAATAACCCAGACTGGCAGAGAGACTGGTCTGATCCTTCAACTGCACCTGCGTGTACAGAGATAGGTGAATGGCGAGATAGACTTATCGCCAAAAACCCAGGATGGAATGATGTACTTCATAAAGCATCCAAAGCACCAGGAGCCCGCGTTACCAAAATCAATCACTAATGGCAAGAAAAGGAAACTCACCTATTGGCGTCGGAATGACCGCGAAACAAATGAAGAGAAAGAAACCGATCAACACTGATCTGTTGACAAAAATTGAACCGATCACGGACAATCAAAAAGTTCTCTTTGATTCATACAAAGAGGGTAAG